CCTTGTTTAAAACACTACTTTTTAAAGTCGCACTATCAATGTTTGTCTCTTGATACATTCTATCTGTGTGATAACTAAGGTCATCACCAACAGCAGCCACAAGGTCTATAAACCATGCGCCAACGCTAGAATCATTAAAATCATCAGCAAGCTCTGGATAGTACGTATTACTGAATTTAATCAATTCATCCTTTATATCAGCAAAATCTCTACTTAAATAATTAATTTTCTTTTCCATTATACTTGAACTACTATACTGTCATTTGTTACTTTATTTCCTTCAGAAACACTGTAGTCTAACCTAACAAATATTTCTGATTCATCATTTTCATTTTTAACTATTTGTATATTGTTAATATTAATATTACTAGCCCACCTCTTAACTGACTCACTTACTTCATTCTTTACAGCTTCCCAAGTAGTTGAGTCGCTAGGCTCGAAAATGTATTTTACTAAGTCAGTTCCAAACTCTGGGTTTCTAATTCTCTGTCCTTTAGGTGTAAACACAATATGCATTAACTGACTCCTAATTTTCTCTTTAACAGAGGAATTAACATCTAAATAAAAATTTTGAAATCCATCAGATGTAAAAGGATATGAAATACCGAAATATTGTCTTTTTGCCATATCAAAATTATTTCTCTATAAGTATTATAAAATATAAAATTTTTGTGGATAATGTAAACAAAAAAAAGCGAGAGTCGTTAAACTCTCGCTTAATACATAAAACTATGGAAAATATATATCTTATTTTAAATCATAGCACATATCTAAAAAGTCATGTAGCGTATCTTCCAACTTATCCACATACAAATCGTAAAGACCAAATAACTCATCAAAAATATCATGTAAGACATTATTGACCTCATCAACCTCACATTTGCAGCTATCGTCAATTCTATCACTACAAGCACATTTCTCACAAGCAAACTCATCATCCTCACCATAATAACCAGTGGCAGCATGATTATTAACAAGATGAGTAAAATAAAGGAAATCTTTGTTTGAGAAATCAACCCATCCAGTGAACTCAGCCGTAAGGGGCTGTTTATGATAATCAACCCCTAAATTGATGTCTTTGCGAATGAAGAATGTCTTGACACGTCCATCCTTATATAAAGTCCTATACCACATAGAAAATGCTTCAAATGAATAGCAAATACAGTGGCACATATGGAATTTAGCCCCATTTTTCTCCAATTCATCGTTAAGGTCACTCAAAATGTTTGGGATAAAAGGACACATAACAATATATTGGTCTGTCTCTAGGTCAATATACTGCTTCCCATATTCATACTTTTTCTTTGTTTTTTCCCAAGCTTCTTTAAATGTTTTGTACATATTAATTGATTTTTTTCTGACGCAAAGGTACGAAAAAAAATCAAATCTACCAAATTATTTAGTTGAAATTTAACTTTTTTTTAATATTCTTTCATTGTGATTTATATTTATTACTATAATAAGGTATATAACAATATGAAATATAAGATAACTGAATCACAATTTAAGAAATTGGTTGAAACTGCTAGAATACAACCTTATAAGGGGGTGGTTAAGGGACAAGAGGATTACAGTGATGAAGCCTATGCTGAAAGGGTTGGTCTTGATAAGTCAACACATGATTCACTTAAATCAATGAAGAAAAGATACCCAAAGGCAAAAATCAGTGTTGGAAAAAATCCTGATTACTTTGATTATCATGTAAAACATAACAAATATAGCAAACCGCTACCACAAGGTCAAAAAGAGATAGACAGTTTCCAAAAAGAATTAACACAAAAACAAAGAGAAAAAACTGGGACTGATAGATTTAGTCTTGACAAGCTTGGCTATCATAACGTTGACCCTAATGTTGAAAACGATGTAGATGCTGTTAATTATAATACTGTTAATAAAAGTATTAATAAATCTAAAGAAAGCGGAATAGAAAATACTCAATTAGGGGAAGTTGATAATTCTATTAGAGGAAAAGTATTCTCGTATGGCAATAAAAAACTGCCAGCTAGTACAATGATTTTCAATTTGACAACCGCAAAAAACTGTCCTTCTAAACTATGTAAAGTAGCTGAATACTGTTATGCAAAAAAAGGCGAGAATAGATTTATTGAGGTATTTTTAAGAAACCTAAGAAATAAAATAATGCTTGAAAACATATCTCTTAAAGATTTCTTAAAACTTTTGGAATTATACATAGAATATGCTCCAATGAAAATTAAAAACATTAGACTATCTGAAGAAGGAGATTTCATGAATATTAAACATGTTAAAATTGCAAACGATATTGCAGGTCATATTAAAGCTAAATATGGCATTACCACTACCATTTACACTGCAAAACCATATGATTTTGGACAGTTTGAGAATTTGATAGTAAATGCTTCTCTTCCACAGATAAAAAATCCTACAAGATACTTTTTTGCAAAAAATGAAAAAACTTTGAAAGAACTTGGTGTAAATCTTAAAGGTAAGGGTATTCAATATAACGATAAAGTAGGACATTACTTTGTTTGTCCTTGCGAATGCCGACTATGTGGTTTCTGTTATAGAACAAAAGAAGAAAATGGTGAGCCAGAAACTCCTATTACTGTATTTGAAAAACTAAGATAACAATAAAGCGAGACTTTTTTTGAGCCTCGCTTTTTTTAATCTATTAAGTCATTGTATCTGTACTTCATTGCCTCATTAATTCTCTTAACATAATCTTTAAAGTTCCTTGTAATAGATTCTTGCTGTCCGAATATTAGGTTATACATATTCAAAACCTCTTGAGGTGTATGCTGTGGGTCAAAATTTGTTCCGTAATCACCATAGCTCTTTTTACTCTGCCAACAATAGAACTTATACTTATCCAACCCATTATCTGGTACAAAATATATGTTATAGTTTTCACTTGAACAATATATTTTATCTGAATCATTAACAAATGTTGGAACGCCAATACCGTTAGGATTAATCATAATGTTGCCTGTTTCATAGTTCAATGGATAGCATTTTCCATTAACAACATAAATAAGAATATGTGTATATACATTCATTCCTGTTATATCATCAACATCACTTTGTAGCATTTCAACTTGTTTATTTACATCGAATGCGTTACACTTACCGTTAAGCTTATTTAGTCTAAGGAAATTTTTGTCATACCTATAAAACTGATGTACGCTTTTTAGTCCTCTAGACAATATATTAAGTGATGACAAGTCAAACAAAGCTTTTTCTTCTGTATCTCCAATTCCACAAAGGAAAAGATACGGATGCTCATACTGGTCAACCCTCAAAAATCCACCCAACTCTGGGAAATAAAACTTATTTTCCACATAGTCAAATACCCTAGTAGACTCATCATTTCCCAATACAACAACTTTATTATTAGCTGCTTTTCTTGAAACAATGTCATGGAATGTTGCAGTGACAGCACCTTGATTACCATTTATAATATCTACTTGCTCTTGTGAACCAAATCTTGAATTACCTATTTTACCAACTATAATGTCTTTCTCTTGGTCAAGACCACTATAATTATCATACCATCTTCCGATTTGTTGACCACTTATGACGTTAAAGAAACCAATTTTTTCTTGTTTTTTTATGCCATATAAATTCTTTGTATAACCAATATATTTATCAAACCAAGGCTCAATTAATGGATATTGACTATCTTTTTTTAATATGTTATATTCCCTCTTCTTACCAAAATTAAGAGCAACTGAAATAAGATAATCCCCAGTAGGTAGTTTATCTTCCAAATCATATTGAGGACTATCATCGTCTTCATATTCTGATTCATCATATACCCTATAGCTACGGAACTCACCTTCAACCAAACCTTTCTCATTAATGGTAAAATATTCTCCATTAGCTGGTATGTCCTTATATACAACACATACTAAATCATCACCCATCGTTGGGCTTATAGAAATGTTAAATAAACTGTGATACCCATCAGAAACTGTTTCTACAAATATATTTTCTTCATTTTCTGCGTCATATACATTTGTGCATTGCTTATTAACAAACATATTTTCACAAGATTCCACTTTTAATCTTTCACAAGATGCATTAATCTCAGGAGATATAAATGTAAAACATTTTTCTGTGCTAATACCAAATACACCTAAATTATTTGGAAGGGTAATATATTGGTTTAAAATAGTTGATTCCCAGTTTCTCCATCCACTACCACTATTAGAATTTATAAGAGCAATTACAGCATTGTCCTCACCATATTTCTTTTTTAATATAACCATTTCAGGTTGATTAACTAATATGACGTTTTCTTCTCCAACCGCATTAGGGTTCGCTACTTCATCCCAACAGATAGGGTCTCTATCATCATTTTCATCAAATACATAATAGTCCGTATTTTCATCTGGCTCTTGGAATTGATAATCATCATCATAAGCAATATTCAAAAGCAACTCATCATTAATACGGTATCCGCAGTGCCATCTTTGTTCGTCATATCTCTCCATTCTAGCCTCTAGGTTATCGAATTGGTCTGTATCGTACCCCTCGTCAGAATAGTATTCCTTTGCACCATCTGGCATACCAATGCTATCCAATTCAACTGGGTCATCATCCTTATCCATAAATTGATTTGACTCAAAATGGAACTGATAACGTGTAAATGGATAATCTTTACCTTTCGCATTCTCAGGCTTTGTCATGTCAAAGTTTACATAGTATTTGCCACCCTTGGATAGATAATTATCATAGTAACTCTCTCCATTTCCAAAATGGTTGGCAGTACACCAGCGCATGTTTTCACCAAGCTTACACTCAGCCTCATATGTATTAGGAACTGCAATTATCCAATCACCATCATTATATACAATGTCAAAATCATTTGCCAAACTAGAATCTACTTCCCTACCTAAATTCTCGATATAAGTCTCAGGTTTGTCACTCTTTGTTAGAACTGTATCTTCTTCAGGTACAAACATTCTTAGCCCTTCTTCAACAGAAGGGCAATCTTTTATTTGAATATCATTATGCTCTTTATAATGTTGGAATAGTTTTGCAATTCTACCACTTTTCAAACCATTTACAATGATATCTTTTTCGTTATCCCACTTGCTTAAAAGCCATTGTGAATAACTCTTTTTCTTTGTTGGGTCAATTGCAATAACATCGTCTATTATCTCAGCAGGTATGTGTTGAAACTTGTAGTGCAAGACCTCAACAGGGTCTTTACCTTCTTCAATCAGACGCTCATATTCAATACGTTCTAATATCTCTTTAAGTAAACTAGACATATTTTATCTTACATAAAATCCTAATGGTTTATTTTTTAATACTTTAATTAATTGCTCATTCATCGTGCTCTGCTTCTCCATCAAGTTCCAAGGTGTCATTCTCTCAAGTCTTTCTTTTAATTCATTAAGAACGGTCTCTTTCTCTGACTTTCCTTGTTCAAGAAGCATATTGTAATCCATCTGCATTTCTGCCTCTGGAATCTTCACAGCACCACTGTAAGTACCTCTGATGATACCAAGCAATATCTTAGCCTCTGCCACAAGCAAACGTCTTATAATCTGCTGTGATGGGTTATTCATAAGCTCGTATCTCATTTTATCCAATGGTACTTCATCTGGTGTCAATATAATGTCATCCTTGTTATCCAATCTACATTGTTCAATGTCATCTTCACTTGCATTGGATACGTCATAATATGTGTACCACACATAGCAGCTTGCATACTTATTCCATCCCCAAGTATCATCGGCAGCAATACCACCAACCATATTAGGAGAGCCTGGAACTGAAAGCAAATGAACTAAGTGTGTTCCCTCTGGACCAGCTGTTACTTTATAAGCCAAGTCACCTCTTAGCAATGAGTTCTTATACTTCAAGTCAGCAGACATCAATGCAGTATCATAAGCAGAACCGACATAGAAGCCTGTGATACCCATACCATTACCCATATTACCATACTGCCCAAATCCACCACCAATACCTGTATCTAGAGTACCTAAATTACCGTATAAAGCAGCTTTTGTTGTGGATGGGGTAACATACATAACACGATTAATCTCACGACCAGCTGGAATTACATACACTTGCTTACCTCTCTCAACTTGGAAGAAATCTTTCTTCATTTCATAAGGACCTCTCTGTTGTAATCCAACCTCACGAGAAAACCAATAAGAATAGTCACGAGACCAGTCCATTGTACGTATAGTCATGGCATAAGCCAACTCACTTGCATTTTGAAATTGGATTGTGCTCTTATTTTGTATATTAAGCCACTGTGTTTCAATGACCCAGTTCTGAACCTTCTCAGCATAATCACCAATGGCAACATCCAATAAATCGCATAGCTGTTCATCTTCAAGCTGTACGATACGTATTGGAGCACCCAACATTGTTCTAACTGTCCTAAACAGTGCCTTTACATCTTCTGTTAATACCATAGTAATTTATTTATTTACTATAAATATTAACAAAAAGAAAAACCTTAGTATTTAAACTAAGGTTT